CAGCGTACATGAGCCCGTAGCACATGTCCTGAGCCACGACACAATCACGCCCGGTCGCCTTGGCGTAGTGAGCAGCGAGAACGACGGACGACTCCATCACGGGTAGAAATATGTCCATTATCGATTGCTCCATTAATCACAAGTACTTGTTAACGTTTTATGTAAGAAGAGTGATTGTTACATACCCAGATGCATTCCCGATTGCACCAAGGTCTGTAAAATTCATGACACTCGAATCCGCATAACAGGTTGCACCCGATGATCCATCACCTGGACTTCCGGTGTACCCTCCGCCACCGGAAATACCATATGACGTTCCAAAGACAAAACCAGTTGCTTCATCTGGGAAAACACTTCCCGCATCAAACAAAAACGTGTTCAACCCAGTGGTTGTAATGAGATAAACACCATCGAATGAAACAGTACCGGATATAATCACGGCATAATTTGCCGGGTATCCGTGCGGTACATCGGTTGTCACTATATAATACGTACCACCAACCCCTGTGATTGCTAATATCGTCGTCAAAAGACCAAAAGGACTCTGACCTCCCCCAAACCCACCTTCTTCGGGTATAGTAGGATCTCCATATTGATAATTCATACCGAACCCTCCGTTTACAAACGCTTTCGGCATCAAAAACTGAAAAAATGGGTCACTTTGAGAACCATCCGTGTAGTACCCAGCTCCAACAATTCCAGATCCATCACCCGATGGAAGAAACGAACCAGACGATGGAACCAAAGCACCCGAAAAAGATCCTCCATCTCCACCGCTCGCAACAATCAGGGGGGTTCCATTTGTCGTAATAAAAGTTCCCCCCCCACCACCAACCGTGATGTTATCCAATACAACTGCTGTTAACGGTGTCGGTTGTTGTCCCACGAGCATCTGGAGAATCTGTCCTTCGAATAGGTTCACGTCACCTGATACGACTCGACCAGGTTCGACAGCATAAGCTCCTGATGCTTCTATGTGATACAGTCCTGACGCTGGAACTGTCCAATACTGCTGTCCATCGACAATTGAAAACTGTCCCTGATTCCACGGTGGGCTTGTATATGCGCTTGTCGGAACTGGACCTACGATCCCGGACGTCCCTAATGTCGTAAAAGTGAATGTATCAAAGTAATACAAACCTGGATAAATCTGATTATATGTTTTCGATGCACTCGTCGTTTCTGTACCACCCTCTTGAACGCCGTCAAACAGGGGTGTGGCGGAACCATTTTCTATCCGCACGACATTATGAGTCACTGCGTAGATTCGAATCTGACGTGAATATATACACGGTGTCAGCTTGAGTGTATGTGTTTGACGCGTCATCACAGACATGTTTACCGATCCGGTTGACTGGTCCGGGTGTTCCGGATCGAGTGCGAATGTGTACATGTAAAATTGCCGATCAGGTACGCGTGTATGACTTTCCAACCCCTGGATCACACGGAGGAACAGAGGTGTTCCAATCTCTGGTAGAATGATGTCAGTTCCGTTCAATTGGAGACGAAGTGATTCGAGCTGTTCGATACCCTCGTTCATGTAGTCGTACGAAGCGCTCCCATCGGTTTGTATGACCCAGTAGAGTTCCTTGACTGGCCGTGTAAAATCTGTGAGAATCACCGCGTCAGTGATGTTCGCACCGACCGTAAATTGTAAACTCTGCATAGTATGGGTAAGGTAGTCGAGCTTTGCCGTCTTGAAATAGTCTCGCTCGGCTTTGGTCACGTACACGTAATCGACAAATAGGTTCACCTGAATAGCTTCTGTCCAGTTGAGTGTTGAAAACTCCTGGCTGGGTCGGAACTTGACCCGAAACACAGGTGCTTTATCGAGTGCACACAGCGGTAAGTTGAGTCGAAAAGGCATGCGAATGTAGTACGCCGACAGATTACTCGTCAGACCCTTGCCGACGAGTGTCGTCAGAACAGGCTGCTTCCCGGTCGTGACGCTGAGATCGTTCATGAGTTCGATAGATTCACCGTAGTGACGCTCAAGGAGGTCATTCTTGTATCGGAGTTCGACAAACTCAATCATGCGCGTTCCTGCCGAATTGTCAACTGGACTGGCGACGGGCCAATCGACACGGAGGTACATGGTCCCAAGAGCCACGTCACCCACTTTGGCGATCCATATCGAAATGTCATCGCCAAAGTGAACATCTTTTGGGAATTGAAGGCGTGTCACCTGGTGTGAAAACTGAGCCGGTGGGCCTTTCGAGGAATCCATTCCTCTTCTACTTTACGAGTCGAAAATAAGTCCGCCGATTCCACCTTGAATCGCGAGGAGGTTATATGTACGCGCCCAAACCGTTTGGGCATCACCCTTGAAAATCTGGTCCCTGATACGTGAAAAGTTGATTGTGCCGTTTGGTACCACAGACTCGGGATCAAATTCAAACGAAATAATCGAAACGTTCCGGATAGGCATGGACGTGTGTGTCTCGAACGGCTCTATAACGTTGAGGAACGTGTGTGTTCCGTCGTCTTCAGTCACAATCTGCTCACCGGCGAGTTCGAGTGTACTCACGGTTGCCAGGTTCGAGTACTGGAATACGTTTGCTGCATCAGATGTCCCTGTGGCCCAGAGTTCCTTGACGGGTCCTTTGATGTTCATGTAATTCATATCAGTGACTCTTTGCGTCTGGACAAAACCAATGAGCGCCTTGTCTGGTTTTTTGACACCATCAGGCAAAGACTCATAATCGATAAGGATGCTGGACTCGAGTATAGAATTTGTTGCATAAGGGTCAAAACGAATAACATCAGTCGATGTTGTCGTTTGGCTAGGATCGTTTGTGAACATATAGATGAAACGAGGTCCATTTGCAAAAATTTTAGGTGGTGTGTTGTCTGTCAGCAAATATGATGCCGGTGTACTGAGATTTGCCAAAGTATCAAATTGAAACACTTGAAACATGTTATCTGCGGCGTAGATTTTTGACCCTACTGCGTGTAGATTTTCAATATTTGTAGCACCAGTATATACTATATTGAATATACCACCGGAATACTGAACAAGATTTACACCATCCCCTATAAAATACAGAGTCGAACCTATCAAAACCCCCTCTGTTATTGATGACAAAGAGTAATTTACAAAGTTCCATGACGTTGTAAAATTTCCATTTATGTTGTAAACGTAAAACTTACTTGTTGTATCTGTTAATGCTATGATTTGGGACCCGGTTGAGATCATTTGAAACACTGTCGTTACACTTGAATCAATATTGGAAGTAAAATCAAACGATGTGTATGATGTAAAATCATCAAACGGACTTTGTGTGTCGTAGCGCACAAAAAAAACGTTCGATTGTGCAGCGTTGGACTGAGCGTAGTACAGGTACCGCGCATCAGCGATTAGAGTACCAGTAGGGGGGCCAATATCACCTGTATTATCTGGTAAATAATCGTTTGAAACGAAAGAACTTATGTTCCCCTGAATGAGTTCATTCACGTATCCTTTTACTATAAATCCGTTTAAGAGTTGAATGTACAAAACACCCCCCAGAATACAAAATCCTATGAATAAACTTGTCCCACCAACGAATGCTGTAATTACTATATAAGCCTGTGTGTCATCGATAGGTTTTGTTGTGTCATAAATTATAAGTTTTCCATCGTATGTGAGTATAGATATATATTGCTGGTAAGAAAGTGTTCCATATACATTCAACGGGTCTCCATTGAGAATACTACCATATGTTAAATAGGATGCAGAGTCTGTAAAGTTACCAGTTCCCGGGTTGAGATTTTGGGACAGGTTTGTGAACGATTCGAAATCAATCTCAACACTCACTTGTTGGTTGGTTAGTGCACACAATGGTATCTCTCTGGTTCCGATGGGTAGAGTCGTATAGTACTCGCGAGCGTCGGTCGCCTGTGTCTGATCGAGGGTCCCATTCATCAACTTCAAAACCGCCTTGTTTTCGTACGAAACAGTCAGGTCGTTTTGGAGTTCGATGTATTGACCAGAATACTCTTTGATGATTTGTTTGCCGATGAGGATCCGAACAGCCTTGCACATTTTGTGTGCGACTGAATCATCCCATGTGGATAAACTGGGAGGGAGGAATCCACTGATCCAACCACCTTGAGTATACGTCCAGGACGTCGTGACGGGGAACGAGTATGTGGCGCTAGAACGAAAATCAAAACCCCAAAATGCAGCATCTTCCTCAGTTTCAAATGAGATTGACGTATAAATATCAGATGAAAAATGAAATTGAGTCGGTGTTGTTGTAACACTGAGTGCTGGTACCACCGGATTAACAAGATCGTTTGGATCAAATGCATACACACCAGGTGTCGAAACTACGGTAAATGTCATATCTGTCGCGGCAATCACCGTGTAAATTCCATTGATACCCAATGAGACGATAATAAGATTCACATCTTCACCGACGGAAAACCCAGATGGTTCCGACGTTGTCACTGTGAGTTGATTTACGTTAAAAACTGCATTTGTGATGCTCCACGTTTTATTTGTCAAGTTGTTCAACCAAAGATTAAAGTTTGATGTTGAAAAGTACCCCACTGCGTCAGAGGGTACGATCCCAATACTTGACGTCATTCCTACTATTGATGTACCAATCGATGTTGACAGACATGTGAATGAATTTGCAGTTGGAATGCTCGCAATTGTAAATGTTCCATCGAGCGTTCCAGTCCCTGACAGCGTTACATCTGCTCCAACTGAAAAATAATGACTCCCGGCCGTGTTTGCACTCAGTGTCACACCACCTCCAACCGCCTGCGTCAGAATCTTATTGACGTAGATTTTCCCTCCAACCTGCGACGAAGGCGTCGGAAACACAAACTGACCCGGAACCGTCTGATAAATGGGTGGAAAGACCGCCCGGAGCGTCAGACTTGTCAAGTAGTCCCCTTTGACTGGCACGGTACATATACCAGTCGTCCCGAACGTTGTACCCTGATTATCGAAGGGAACTTCAAACGTTTCACGCAAACGGTTTATACGAGGCTGATATTTCGCCTCAAAGTACGTCCTGTTTGGACTCTCTGTCAGCCAGCGGTCTTCTGGACCGTGACCAGCCAGCAAAATTTGTGATGCTGACATACTACTCTATCACAAGAAAACATTCAGCGCGTGTTTCACGTGCGGAAAAAACCCAGTATACCATTAGGAAATGACCAATTTGCAGCTCAAAAAGTTTGACCCGAGCAAGATTGGCGACGACAAGGTGTGCGTATTCATCGGCAAGCGCGGCACAGGCAAGTCAACGCTCGTCACAGACATCATGTACCACAAGCGACACCTACCCGTCGGCATCGTCATGTCTGGTACTGAGGATGGGAACCACTACTACAAGCAGTTTATCCCCGACCTGTTCATTTATGGCGATTACAAGCGAGACGCCATCGAAAAGGTGCTTGAGCGCCAGAGGCGAATCGTGTCAGGGGGTGGAAAAACAAGCGCCTTTTTGCTTCTGGACGATTGTATGTACGACAAGGCGTTCATGAAAGACACGTGCATCAGGCAATGTTTCATGAACGGGCGTCACTGGAAAATCTTCTTTTTGCTGACGATGCAATACTGTATGGACCTGACTCCCGACCTGCGTGCCAACGTCGATTACGTGTTTGTGCTCCGTGAGAATGTGATTCAGAACCGCGAGCGCCTGTACAAGGCGTTCTTCGGCGTCTTTCCGACGTTTGACATGTTTTGTCAGGTGATGAACGCCTGTACAGAAAACTACGAGTGTCTCGTCCTCGACAATACGAGCAAATCGAACAAGATTGAGGATTGTGTCTACTATTACAAGGCACCTATCCGCAAAGGATTCCGGATTGGATCCGAAGCCATGTGGCAGTACCACCAGAACAACTACAACCCACGACACGTCTCAGCACCCCTAATCACGTCTGGAACACCTGCAGGGAGTGCACGACGTCCAGGTGTCACCATCAAAAAGGTCTAAACCCGTCTCCACCGCAGGTGGAGACACTGTCACTGCTTCGCGGCGGACAACCAGAGACACTTC